AGCAAAGAGAATAAATATCGTAATCCTGAGGATAGAGAGCGAACATCGAAGAATCGCGAAGGAATACAGTTGCAAACCAACGCTGGAACTCTTCAATATTTACGGCTTCTTTGCAAAGTGCACAAGAATTAGTCTTTCTATCAAAAACAGCATAAATAGTCTTCATTTACAATCTCCTTCAATCGGTCGAATCAATTTCTTGGCAATTTCAAGTTGGTGTTCTTCTTTCTGAAGAAGACGGGTGACCGATTCTTTTTTAACCGTCTTCTTTCTCCGTGCCTTAAGAATATCAAACCTTTCTGCATCTGTCAAATGCAAATAATCGTCATAATAAGCTGGAGGACGGGTAATCATACCATCCGGTAAAACAACCTTATCATAATTGTAGACATCATTAAAATACTTAACTATCCAATCGTGCGCAATACCGGGCTTTCGAGACATCGTAATAAATTCAGGGGTACGACCGTGATAATGAGCCGGGGCATCCTTACCATACACTTTTTTAGTTACGTATCGCGCTACGTAAGCGCAGCTCTTAAAAGTAACATTACCAATGGTATGGAAACCAAAAGGCCAAAGACTAAATAAAAAATCAGAGATATAAAGCGGCCCGTAAGGCGTCTGTCTAAGTAACTGACGGTCATCAGAAAAATCATAATTAAATATAATAAGATGATAGTGAGGCCGTAAATTTTTATCACCATATTCACCACAAGCAAAAAAACGAATCTTAATATTCTGATAAGACAAAGCCTTGCGTAACCGTTTTAAGAAAAGCTGAACATCACGAACACTGACAGAGCCGGAAGCAGGAAGGTGCGCATCATCGAAAGTCAAAGTTAAAAAACAATTATGGTCATGTAAAGAAGCCTCATGCACACATCTGACTGCCCATTGCCGAGAATGTGCGAGACGACAGCCAATACATTTTCCACAAGGAATAGTGCATGGTTCCGCACCGCGAGCCGGGGAGCTCGCAGGGGAACCAAACACAATACGGTAGCCCGACTTAGAGCTAGCATCAGGAACACGCCAGCAGTCGATCGGATGATAACAAGCCATAATTAAATACGGAAGCCGCCGCGCATAGGGCGTGCGCGAAGGTTACGTTTTTTAATATTTACGGCGCCTTTAGTAAAAATCTTGCGAGACTTCTTCTTAGACAGTTTACGACGTTTCATATAAAACACTCCTTTGGTTAGCCTGGACTTTATCCAGGACAATTTACCTGGAACTTTATCCAGGACAATTTACCTGGACTTTATCCAGGACAATTTACCTGGACTTTATCCAGGACAATTCACTTAAGCGCACTAAAAGGCATCCAGCGCAACAATTCACCCATTGTAGTACCAAATCTATGTGCATAACCGGTCTTGATATCCTGGACAGACTGTTCCTGTTCATTAGCAAGTTTAATCCGAATAGAATCTTCGAGATTACGCTGAGTAGAAGCGTCAAGATTAGCCGCACTAGCCAAATTTTCAGCAGTACCAGCTGCCAAATTATCAATCTCATAAGGCGTCAATTGCTGGAGCCTAGCCAGTTCACCGTAAGACTTCGCGGCAAGCGCAGAAGCGGCACCAGCTTGAGCAAGATTAGCCTCAGAGCGTGTACCAAGTTCGGCGACCTGCGCATCAGTAATACGCTTACTATTTTCGATTTCCTGCAAAATTTTATCAATATTTGCATCAGCAACTTTAACCTGCATCTTAAAAACTTCAGTCTGTTGTTTAGCTTGAGCAGTAAGAGCGAAAATATTATCCGCTTTGAGCGGTATAAGGGTAGTTTCACCCTGCACCTGTGCGGTCTGAGCCGACTTAAGTTTAGTATCTTGTAATACATTACTAGCCTCGGCGCGAGTTTTTTCAACTGTAGCCTTGATAGCTTCATTTTGCATCTGGAGATTTTTTGCCTGCTGAGCGGCCATATATCCGGAAGTCGCGGCAGTACCTAAATTTTCATAGCTACCACCAGAAGAAGCACCAAAAGTACTATTACCACCATTAGCCGAAAGGATAGGATTGAGACCAGCTGCGCGGAGGTCAGCGACTTCAATCTGATGTTGTTTGTAAAGCTGGTCATGAGCAAGTTCATAATTAGCATTAAACTGTTTTCTCTGCTGGCGGTTAGCAATAAGACCACCAGCAAGACCAGCAATAGCACCAAACAAACTCATAAAATCACCTCACTTAGAAGTGGTCAACAAGACCAGGGACACCGTAAACCGGCATCGGGCGTGCGCATTTCATCTCAATGTACGAATCAATGATAAACTGAGGTTCATTCTGTACTGCAAGAATACGAGATACTGGCGGATTATCTTCAATAAACTGAGCAGAAAGCGTGGGAAGATTATCAAACTTTTGAGAAAGATGCCAAACATCAAGAGACTGGGGGTCCGTAGAACGTAACTTACCGGTAATCATAGAAGGGAAATAACGATATTCCGAGTATCTTTCCTGGTAACCAAATACATCATCATCAGCAGCTGTACCCTGTGCATAGATTTCCTTATTCAAAATCGCCTGCTCGCCAAGATGCGCAAGAACCGGCCAGTAAAAATCAAAGCGTGTACGGCGGCTGAACATACGAGGAATGCCCTGCTGATAGGTAAGATCAGCACGGACATTCAAAAGACCAATGATAATACCATGTTCCACAAAGGATTTAGTGAATCCATGCTTAGCGGATGTCGAGGACGCAAGACCATATGCGGCAAGGTTGCCCTGCGGCGTCTCTGCGCCAGTAGCACCAGTCGCGGAATTTTGGACAACAGGATTGAAAATAACAGGGCTTTCCGAGCCGCCAAGGTATTCCGGACGCTGGAGACGAGAATCAGGGGAAACAACACCAAAGTGCGAGCGAAGGATTTCAGTATAACGGGTACCACCACGAGCATCACGTTCGAAGAGTTTCTGCAACTGGAAAGCCTGACGCAGGGAATTAATAGTAGCAGCTGTTACAGAAGATAAATCAGCATAAACATGAGAATTATCACCAAACCCAAGTAATTTGCCACTATCATCGTTACCAGTTCCCAAAAAAGTACCAGACGCACCAATAGCAGTTGATTCGTCAGTAGGATAACCTAACGAACCACGTTTTAAACTCTGACGACCAACGAGATACCCAACGGAAGAACCGTCTGTGAAAGCAACGGCACCATCACTCTTAACCGGAGCATTACCGGAAAGAGGGAGCTCTACGCCGGGGCCTTTCTGAGGCCAAGGAAGAGCGCTGGTGAAATAATCGTGACGCTTACCACGCCTGAGAAGCCTGTGCGAACCGGTAAAACCAGCATCACCAACACCGACATCATCCAAACCAGTAGCGGATTTAATTTCAGCAAAGGAAGAGAGATTAATAGGATTCTGGAGATTTTCATCTCTGAACCATTCATTCCAGATAAGGGCATACGCTCTCGCGGCTAATTCGTTAGCCTTGATACCTTTAACGCCAGTCGGAAGGCCAAAATAATCTTCAAGGGAACCAACTGGAAAACCTTTATCAGCCGGGGCAGTAGTCTGAGGTACAAGATAATCAGTAGGCGCACCAGGATAATCCTGCTGGCCGTTAAACTGTTCCCAATGCTTCCAAAGTAAGCGATATGGTACAAAGAAATAAAAAGTATCAACAAACAGATTATCCATAGTCGGTACTATGGGAGTAGAAAGACGAGCTAAGAAATTAAACTTAACCTTAAAGGAATCGCCTGGAAGGACTTCATCCACAAGAAACGGGACAAGGAAGCCGCTATCAAAGGTACTTTTCCAGCCGTGGGACCTATCAAACACAGACCGAGAGATTTGAGCTCGCGGAATCTGCGAGAATAAATGCTTCATGACTGATTTCATGTTATCAATCCTTTCTGAACGACCGCCCTAAGGCTTCGCCAACAGGCTGTATCGTTCAAAAAAATAGAATGAGTGTGAAAAATGAGCCGCTTAACGGTGTCACTCCGGCCAATTACATCAAGTAGTGTAATTGGCCGGTCGGCGCTTACCGTTAGCAAACATCAGTTTACTTCTTTACCGGAACCTTCAACAGGTCCGGAAGGTACTTCAGGAGTACCGTCAACAGGTTTGTCAATAATTCCAAGCCTAATTGCTTCAGCATAATCATCACTTCCTTCCTTGAGAGACTGAACAAACTCGAAATAGGCAGCAGGGTCGTTTCCGAATCGTTCACGGATTTTACTTGAAAGGTGACTAAATGCGTTCTCTGCCGCCACTATGACATTCTGAGCTTCCTGGTAGGAAGGCATATCAGAAAAATCACCAAATTGAGGAACACGAGACACCGGTACAGTAGGATCCACAAGTACACCAGTAGTCTCAAAACGCGAAATAATACAGTTTATGTCTGCATCATCTTTGAAAGACTGAAGAGTCTGAGAAGCCTGGTCAAACTTAATACCAGGCTTATCGCCGGTAACAGAATAACGAGATTTAAATTTCATGATTTTCCTTTCCGCGCGGATCCGCGCTACAAGTATCTTCAAATAGACTAGTAGGTTTAAGGTTACTACTAATAAAATAACCACCACAATTTAAGCAAACAGAGCTATGGTCGTCAACATGGTACAAAACGCACTGACAATACTCACAACGATCGATACCGTCAAATACAAAGCGCTTAAAAGCAGAAGGTACTTTAGACATTTCATCACATCACCACCTGGCTATAATGGGGGGAACATGCCGCAAGACATAAGAGAACTTAAAAAACAAACAGTCAGAAGCAAGAAAAAAGCGGCATTTCCCCCCATACCCCCGAGGGCTAATAAGGGAGAAAGAAAAACCGCTAACGTCAGCAAACGCTAGCGGCCTGCCGAGGAGAACGGCAAAGAATAGAAAAATCACTCGCCCGGCTGGGCAGAAGTCGGGCGCGGGATTTTAAAAATAGAGAAAAGCTCGTCAACCGAACAAATAAGAGACGGCGGAAAAGAATTAGGGTCATCAACGGTCATATTTTCATCATTAAAAGAGCAAAGAGAATAAATATCGTAATCCTGAGGATAGAGAGCGAACATCGAAGAATC